TCAGCATGTACCATTGTCAAAAATAGCATTAAGCTGATATTTTTCTTTTTGCACGGCATCTTTGTTCTGTTGAGTTCCCTTCTCCTCAACAGACATATCCCATACGTTTTCATTATCTGATTCAATTAATGTGTAGAACGTATTATTATTACGCATCATATAACCGCGAAAATTATTTTCGATACCCGTTGTCACAGGCTTAGCAGCCCCTGAGAATAACGAAAGGCATACCATGCAGAACGAATGCTTTCCGGACTGACGTCCTCATAGACATCTATACCATGCAAAACAAGTACGCGAGAAAGAAAATGAGAAGATTGTTATGAAAGAAAAGTTTGTAACTACTTGATTGAGATGGTGCGATAATAGGAACCAATAATCGCCCCCAACACAATGATTTTAATACATAAATTAAAATAGAAGATTTAAACTACACACACCCCTATACACATTGGTGAAGGCGTTCGCTTTCCGCGTATTCTCAAGGCAGAAAAAACTTTTTTTGGGGGAAAACTGTTCATACTACTCATTGTATTTTTTTTCATTAATATTCAAAAAGATATGAAATTAACGATTGATAAGAAGTGAACACTTTACTGTTCACCTTGACTGATTAATAAGTGCATAAAAACCTAATTTTTGAGCACGGAAGGTATTTGTTCCTTACCCCATTTTTTCTCTTTAGTCCAGTACAACAAAAAATGCGCCCAACAGAAGACTGTTTTGAATTTAAATGCAATCGCTTTGTAGTGATTGTAACGTAAGTTGATTTGATGGGTGCGATTTTGTTTAGCGATAATGGTATGTTGTAAAAATCATTTCGTTGCAATAAAATTGCATCGCTACATTTTATAGACAATATCAATTAAATTTTAATACTCATTATTAATTTTGAGGCTAACAAGTGACTAGTTATTCAAACTTTTCCAATCAAATAAAAGAAACCATCAATAATAAATTCGATCATGAAATTCATGATTGGGACATTATAAAAAACTCAATCACAACTTTAATAAATAAAAATATCCATGGTGCAGGTAGAAATATCGTTGATTTTATAGATTTAGGTAACTGGGACTTTATTTCAAACTTTTCCTTTGATGACTCTCTACAAGAAGACTTGAATTAGAGTGGCACCCCAATGATAAATTCCATATATATATTGAGTCCGTTGTGTTTGTCGAGTTTAATGACACTATATATGCTTTCTTAAAGGGATACTATCACAATCAGTTATCTCTAAATAGAATATATAATACAAAATGCTCTTCATGTTCATTTGAAAACTCAGGTTCTTATATGGTAGACGTTTATAGAACGGTTAAAAGAGTAAATGAGACAATCCAGACCCCAAATATAAATTGCTATACTACATGTATTTTAACAAGGCCCGCAAATGGTCATGTTACATCTACAGGCTTCTCACGAAACCTCATGGATGCGATAAATATTTCATTAGCAGAGCACAAAATAGCCTCTTTACATAATGAAGTCATGAGTATTGAGGAATATGATCGTGATTCTTTACAAGAGAAAATACTGCCGCCGAGATATTTAGAATATATTCTCATGCTTGTTAATATTCGTATAATGCATTTAAACAACGTTCAATACCAAGAGCAAATGCTAGGTAGTTTTAGTTTCTGTTATTGAGGCTCTGGACTATGAACCATTAATGAAAAATAATGTTGAAATTACAAAGGACATCCTTAATGCTTGCAGCCACCACGGGGGGTTAGAATTGAAAAGAAAGATGTAATTTTTTTCTTTGGAAGTTATTGAAAACAATTAAAACCATAAAAAAAACCGACATAAATAAATTACAACTCGATGGGATGTTTAAATCAATTCAAAATAAACATCATCTAACAATGAGTTAGATGCATTTTCCGCTGACGCCTTAGCATATAACTTTTAAATTTTATCGATATATATTTTGAGATAATTTCCTGTAGCGGATTTAAGACCGGCACAGCCGGTCTTAGGTCAGTTATTTCGCTGCAAACTCATCGCATTTTGGCAACCAGTCAGCATTGCTTTCCTCTCTTAGGGCCAGATTAGTCTGCATTCCTTGATTGGTCCGTCGTTTCTCATACTGCAGCCCATATTCCTTGAGCATTAACGGTAGCCCCTTGCCAAACATGGTCAGACTGAGCGTATTTTTATAGCCGTTAGCCTCCATGTAGACCAGATAGGCATGGTAGAGGTAAGTTCGAGGCTGACGTGGAACAATATTAGCGTTCCCCATAAACATGCCCGTGGTGTCAGGTAGGACCTCAAGGTAGCCGCAAAAATCAAAAGCTGAATCAGCATCACGTTTGATGGTGAGCGCTTCATCGGAGTTCTGCTGTGACTGAAGCAATGTCCTGGCACTCATTGGGTCGCTGAAACGCTGCATAAGCTGGCGAACAATCACCGCTAGCTCACTGGCAATTTTCTCTTTGAGCTGGGTATCGCGTTCCTCCGGGGCTATCTGGTCGGGGAAATGCAGGATCACCCTTCGGCGTGAAACTCCACCACTACGATCAGTGAAGCGCATCGGATTATTGTTCACAGCCAGGATGACCGCCGGGATGTGGGTTGAATAGGCGTTCTGATATTTGGGATCAACGGATACCGCATCGCCGCCAGTGATGGCTTTTAGTCCGGCCCCGTCACCGCTCCACTTTTCCTGGTCGGGAAGTCGAATCAGTGAAAAACCTATTAACGCAGCTCGTTCTCTTGGCGACTCAAGCATTTCAATGGTTGCCGAGGTCGCGTTATCTTCACCCGCCAGCATGGTTGCTATTTCAGCAAGAATACTCTTTCCACTTCCGCCAGGGCCAGTGACCTCCAGAAACAGCTGCCAGTCATAACGGTTAGCCAGCACCATAAACAATGCAGCCAGAATAATGTCCCGTTTTTCAGGATTAAAACCTGCGGCACGATCCAGCCAGCGCCAGAATGCCGGGGCATGGGTTTCCAGTGACTCACCGTCAACGGGCTGCGTGTAATCCACCTCGCACAGCGTACGTAACCAGTGCTTCTTATCGTGCGGGCTGAACAATCCTGTCCGGGTATCGAGCACACCGTTGCGAAATCCGATAAGTTGCCGCGCCGGATTCTGCTGTTGCGGAACGATCAGTTTGAGGGTTTCCACGAGAGACGCAATTTTCGCGGATGAAAAAGGTGCGTCGAGGCGCTGAAACAGCGCAGCGACATCACGGGCAAAATCGGCGTAATAGATAACTTTCCAGGCCCCCGCCTCATAGCGTGAAAGGAGTTGCCCGTTCGGGTCTACTGCCAGTGAATTTTTATAGTGATCCACTACCCTCTGCGCTTTTTCGCTGACGCTCAACGCGGTAAATTCAGCTTCGCTCATTGTGTCGAAGGGGCTGGCAACAGCTGGTTTTATTACTTCATGAATTGCATGCCGGGTGGCTTCTTCGCCGTTTTGCGTGAATGCATCGTTCCAGTCACCAAACACAGGCGGGAGCGCCATTGTGCAATTGCAGGCCCCGGTAACAGCTGCGCCCCTTGTTTGCCCCGCACCGTTGAGATCGCGGTCAGCAGCAATAATTATCTGGTGCGTTGGGTACTCACTGCAGGCAATGCTCGCCAGGGAAAGGAAATTGACGGACGAAAAGGCCACCATGACAGCATCGCCAGTCAGATAGTTGATAGTAAGTGCGGTGGCATATCCTTCCGCTATCCAGAGCCGTTTGGCTGCTTTGGCAGTACCTTCAACCAGGTAAAAGGCATTCTTAACCTGACCGCCTTTAAGGAAGCATTTGCCCCCATTAGCGTTGATTAACTGCAGATTTACCAGCTCTCCATCTGCATACAATGGAACGACAAGATCTCCCGCGCGAAATGCCACACCACCGACTTTATGCATGGCGGTTAATTCCCGGCAAGGCAGTGCAGGAAACCCTTTACTCGTCAGATAGGCATTGCCAGTGGTCTGGCGGGACTTATCAAACAAACGGGCAGCCAGCACTGCTGCAGCTTTTCTCCCGTCCTCTTTTTCAGGAGTACCAGATTCAAGCATTCCCTGAGATACTGGCAGCAGGTTTCCGGTAATGCCGTTTATTCTGTCTGCCGCTTCACTAATGCCTACATCCAGTACTTTACTTACAAGCGCCAGGCCATCACCTGCCCCGCACTGGTTACAGAACCACGTTCCCCGCCCTTCCTGGTCATCAAATCGAAAGCGGTCTTTCCCGGCACAGACCGGGCAGGGCTGGTGCCGATTTTTCAGTACATTTACGCCCAGCGCAGGTAAAATTCTTGACCAGTGACCCCGAGCTGCTTTCTCAGCCTGGCTAACTTTCATTCCTGACATTGTGCGGCCCTCCTTAGTGCAGCGCTGGTTTGTTGAGGTGACGGGAACAAAGTTCATCCATGACCGTCATTCCGAGCAGTGAGAGAACCGGACAGGCTTTAAGCGGCCCCGACTCCATCAGATCCGAAAATTTGCGGAATGCATGAAAACCAGTCTGTTAAGCGAAGCGGGCAGGCGTGGGGGGCTGCGCGCGCTAAGGGGTTAGATTATAAAATATCAAACGCCGGTGAGATCCATTATTGTGGAACCACCCGAAGGAAGTGTAGAGGCGAAAGTACCCAAAATAATTTTGCAAATTATTTAGAAATGAACTGAGCACTCGAAACGAAATATAATTTCGAGCACCCCAATTAGCAGTTATATTTTTAATGTATTAAACAGGATAAAAACCAGAGCTTCCATTCTTATTTAAGTTATGGATTTTATTTGCATCATTAATTTTTATTTGGAACGTCGGACCTTTATTCTCAAGAATTACAATCTGGAAATTATAGTCCCTTTTGATTAATGCGTGATAAAATGAATCACTGAGACTGACGCTATTAACATCCGATAGAGAAACCCCTCTATCTTTATCAAAGTGCGTCACTAATGGACTATCAAGCACAACAAATCCAATGAATGGATTCCCTTTTCTTGATAAAAATTCCGCAAAGCAAATGGTAAATATAGCATGCATTACTGCACGGGTACCTTTACCAAACATTCCTCGGCGTTTCCCATTGATATTAAAGTCATATGTATCTTCGTCAAATCGCACTTTGTTATCTTTAGAATTATCAAAATTTATATCATTCAAAAAGTCTTGCATCGCTATTTCTATATCATACAAATCAGCTACTGTTAAGGAGTCAAAGTCCTCGGCGGAGTATTTAAGTTCGTCAACATCATCTTCTTTATCTTGTAATGAGGATAGAATGCTATGTTTTGTGTGATCCATTAAAAGATTGTCTTTATATTCATAAAGTGATTCAAGAGATGAATGTATTGTTTTATATTTTTTATCTTCTAACGTCTTAAAATCACTTTTTTCTGCTTGATAAATTTCATTAACATCATTTTTTTCTTAACATAATTAATTCATGTTCGCGAACATTAGATTCGATTGATTCAATTAATCCTTTCAGCTGGCTTTTGATTTTCAATTTTTCTGCATTACGACAAAAAAATAATCATCATATGATATTTCATTTTCTTTTTTTTGCGGTGTATTACAGAACTCACAATAAATATCTGCAAAATTATTTAAATAGAAATTCGCCTGTGATACAACATCTATTCTTTGTGAATCTATAAAGTATTGGTCTTTAAAGAGACTAAATCTTTCAATGAGTAATGATAAGTATTTTTCCTGTCACTGATTGAATATAATTCATCACTTAACTCTTTTAATAATTGCTTCTTATCATCAAAGTGCATCAACAATACCTTTCAATATATCTTTCGATGATTCAATATCTTGCTCTACTTTCTCAAGTTCTCTTGAAACAATGACTTGATCATATTCAGGATAAATTAATTGCGCTTTCAATTCCTCATAAATATTTGCAATTTGATTTTTTTAAAAATATCTTGCTTTTTTTTTGGTTTTCTGCTAAGGAGTTAGTATCATCTCTCTGAGTTAAAGGAATTTAAATTCAGACTTTCTTTTGTCTCCTCGCTAGGAATATCAGAAAAAGAATTAACGACTTCTCAGTTAACACTCTTAATTCATCAATACAAAAAATTCAAAAACATTATTAAGATTAAATTTATGAAGAGTATTACTTAAGTTTGTTCTTACTTTAGCCTCTTTGAAATTCAACCTACCATAAAAGTATGATGAAAAACTCTTTTTTTAGACGAAGCACTTTTGGAAAAAACCATCAACAGATTAGCTTCACTAACATTTTCAATGCTCGAATCATATAATCTGTAATGGGCGCTATCCTGAAGAGACCTCTCAATTGTCATTACCCTACCTTGAAAATTAAATTCCAGATAGGCTAAATCATAACCTTGAGCATGATCGATATCTTTATTTTTTAGTTTTTCACTCCCTAATAAATATCGAATCAAATAATATATGTATGTTTTTCCAGGTCAGAACCACCATATAAAATAGTCAATTTAGAACCAAATTCAATTATAGCATCTAATTTATTGAATCCGGTTACCTTTATTTTTCTGAACGTAAAAATTGTCATTCATAATTAAATTCCATATCATATTTGCCAATTTTATTTTTATAATTGATTGCAACTGCTCATCAGGAATATCACTATATAACTTAACCACCAAATTTATATTATGCTCCATCTGCGCAACATATTCATTATGTAGAGAATTTGTAAATGCATATGTTTTTTCAGAAGCTTTATATACAAAACCACGATGTGTATAAATTTTTGAGGCTAGTTCATAGCCTTGCAACAAAGCCAATGATTCTAAAACAATCTCTCGTTTTAGGGCTAACTGAGCATCTCTACGGGGTATTGGAGGATGAAGACTAATCTCTTCAGGTAAAAAATCCTTAAGATTTACTAAAATAAAATCAAAACAAATAAGCCGTTCAAGGCTTAATGAAGAAGGATAAATAGCGACGAGCACTTTCGCTATTCGACATGCCACTTCTAAACTTGAATTATAAATTCTAACCATTATCTCACCGTCCAAATTACTTCACCATCATTAACCAAATGATGGCATATTCCTTTTTTATCATTTGCTTCACATATTTTTGATAGTACTGAATGTGCAATTGGTGTCAGAACAGCCTGCTTCAAGACTGCATTACACCTAATAAATGCATAATTATGGTCTTCATAAAAGACGGGTTCAATTGAAGATGAAATGTAACATTTCAATGCTTTGAATACATCATCTTTAAATACTTCGCGGACAAAAACCTCAAGCGAAGATGCAAAATAAAAATCATTTCTACTATTATTAAAGTGTCGTCTGTATGGATCATCAAGCTCTAAGAAAGAACTATAAGTTTTATTTCCATGCTCTGAATAGGCTTGAAGCAGTGCATTAACATATACAGACTCTTTTTTTGAATTGTATGTTGGAATTTCATTTGGAGGATTCTCACGACATACAGCTCGTTAAAGTACTTAAAATAAAGGTGTGTATTTGCAATATCATTTAAAATCAATGATAAGGGTAGAGAGTAAAAAATACTAAAATCAAAATCCTCAATATATTTTTTTATTTCATCATCTAATGGAATATCAATCTTTTTAGTTATTTTTTTTGAAATTGCTGAATCCCATGAATCAAGGACTGCTTTTAAGCTCGTTTTTATTTTTCAATAAATTAGAAAATGTAGATAGATAAATCATGGGGTGCCACAAAAAGTACTTCTGAGGGATGGGATAATCACCATTCAGAGTAAAATAGATAAGTTTTCCAAACTCAACTACAACATCAGAGAACCCTAAACTTTTTTTGTACAGTTTGCATTGATAATTATCCCAAGAATAACCTTCTACGTTAGGATCCGATTTATATCCAACAACGTCTCTACCTTTATCTCCAGCTCCTCCCAAACGTTCGCTCCACGGGTAATCATCTGATTTACAGACAATAAGCCAATCATGGACAAATACCTCCCATTGTTCATCATCCCATGTCAATATTTCCGAAAGTGGTTGAGACACAAATTAACTCCTTTTTAGTCTTTCAAATATCAAATTACTGTACCAGTCCATCATAGACTTCCTTCCACTAAAATATTGAGCATGGTTATAAGTCCCCCTAATAGAATTTTTATCTACATGAGCCAACTGGATTTCAATCCAAGCACTCTCAAAACCTTGCTCATGCAGGATTGTAGAAAGGGTATGACGAAAACCATGTCCAGTGACTTTTCCTCCATACCCAATACGCTTAATGGCTTGATTTATACTCGCTTCGCTCATTGGCCTATTCGGATCGTTCCGCCCTGGAAAAACATAACGATAGTTCCCTGTCATGATCTTGAGTTCATTGAGTAAATCTACCGCTTGAGATGATAAGGGCACAAGATGTGGCCTACGCATTTTCATCCTTTCAGCAGGAATTTCCCAAATAGCGTTATCCAGATCAAATTCTTGCCATAATGCCGCGCGTAATTCGATGGTTCTCACACCCGTAATCATCAGTAATTTCGTGGCTATCTGGACAAGCTTACTCCCGGAGTAACCCTCTAAGGCACGTAGAAAATCAGGTATCTCATCAGCTTTTAGGAATGGGAAATGATTGGATTGGTGTACTTCGAGAGCGCTGGAGAGATCAGCCGCAGGATTGTACTCCGCCCTACCCGTTGCAATTGCGTAGCGAAACACTTCGGAGCAACGCTGCCGCACTTTGCGCATTTTCTCCAACGCACCACGTTTCTCAATTTTACGCAGAACGTTCAGCAGCTCTAGCGGTTTAATCTCTCCCACAGGCCTTGTTCCGACATAAGGAAAAATGTCGTTCTTAAACGCTTCCATGATGTCTGATGCATATCCCGCCGACCATTTAGCAGATTTAAGTTGATGCCACTCTCTGGCTATCTTTTCGAAGGCGTTCTCTGACTCTGTTTGCATAGCTAGCTTTTGCTCTTTTCGAACCTCACTAGGGTTCTTTCCTTCTGCCACAAGTTTTCGAGCTTCATCACGACGGGAACGAGCATCGGCAAGGGTGATCGTTGGGTAAACACCAAGCGAGATCATTTTGGGTTTGCCGGCATAGCGATAGCGGAACCGCCAACTCTTGCTTCCATTAGGTTCTATAAGCAATGACAACCCTAGCCCATCTCCAAGTGTATAGGCTTTAGCTTCAGGCTTAGCGCGGCGAATCTGCATATCGTTTAAAGGCATGTGTATAGGAATCCAGGACCGAACAGGAACATATACACAATCCTATACACATTCTGTATCGGATTCTACTGGATGGTTACGGACGCCGAGGGACTTAAAATCAGTAAGGTCTTTATAAATCAGGGTATTTATGGATGAATACGGACGTTTTGGGACGTTGAAATGGTGCCGATAATAGGAGTCGAACCTACGACCTTCGCATTACGAATTATAAGAATCCACTTCTAATTCAAAGCATTACCCCATCAACACTGCGCTCACACGTCCCACCACATCAAAACATGTAAAGCCTTGCAAGCCATTGCGAGGCCTTATGTGTCTCAGTTTTGTCACACCTTGTATTACGACTTGCATAGCCAATGAAGATAAACGTGACGACAAACGGCGCAGCAGTCTTCTTTTCCTTCATACTTTCCCCACCCAGCATGCATACCTTTATGCCATAACTGAAGTTTATGTCTGTTATGAGCAAGAAGCGGAAGTTGGCAGTTTTGTGGACTGTCCCCACAAAAGTGACTACAGAAATAGTTGCAATTCATAATTGATCATGGGTTGTCAGTTAAACTCGTGGCGATTTAAATAGACTAATTGGGAGTGCGTCCATTACTTATATCTTGTAATGTTAACTATCAGAAATGATACAAAGATAATATGTCTTTAAAGAAAAGGCTGATGGCGAAAAGTGGCCCGATGAGGGCCACAATACGGCTGTCACTTAGACGTAAATATCAATGGTGCCAGCGGTATTTGTATCGTCTTTTTTCTCTTCTTTTTTATCAGGCTGAACTGTCGCGTCTTCATTCTTTTTCTCTGCCTGCTGCCTTAACAACTGCTCCAGTTGAGCCATGAGGCTTTCAATTTGCTTCTGTACCAATGCAGCCATTTCTTTTTTCTGCTGTGTCGTCATCCCCTCTTCCGATGAGATTTTCCCAAGCTTTTCAGTCAGCACCTGAATTTGTCTTGTGATTTTGGCTATTTCTGATGTTCCTTCCGGGGCGGAGTTGTTTGAAATAACGGTTGAGGTATTTCCCTGAATTGTGACAGACATAGATTTCTCCTTTTAAAAAAGCACTATCGGCATGCACAAAAAAATCTTTAATCGTATTTCTTGTGTCATTAATTGTTTGATGTTCAGATTGTTTTCCTCGCGGGCTGGCGCGCCTCAGAAAGTAAAGCTTGTTGACAGGGGTAAACGTTCGGCAATAATTTTCTGCCGCATGCGGGTGTTGCATAAAACGTGCTACGTTCCTTTATCGACAGGTCAGGTCACCGCTCACCCGCCGACGAGAAAGCAACACTGACATGCTAAAGCAAAAAATAGATGAATAAGTTGAGTTGTGCATATGTAGCCTGACCGTCACAAAGTATATGGTGTCTGTACCAGTAAGATGATGGCCGGACTCTTTAAAAACGAGCTGACCTGCACAATACAGGATGGACTTAGCAATGGCTGCTCCTGGCACATAGCAGACCAGAGACACTGGCGTAAAGCCATGGAGGATCGGTGGGAGGAGGTAAAAATCCTCTCATGCAAAAAATACGCAAAATCGATAACAGTTGGAAATCATTCAATACTCGCACTATCGAAAGTTCGCCAGCCAGCCGCAGCACGTTCTTGCATACGACGTGGCTGCGGCTTCCAACATTAGACAAATAACTCTTTAAATTGCTTTTAAATTATTTCGTTTGAATGCCAGTAACAGGAAATCGTTTATATAGGGTTGATAGCCCAACGTTATAGATACGTGCAACATAACGCCGTGATTTCCCTGCCGCTATGAGCGCTCCCATCTGTTGCCACTGCTCGTCGCTAAACTTCGGTCTACGCCCACCAATCCGGCCTTTGGATCTGGCAATAGCCAAACCAGCTAAAGTTCGCTCGCTATTCAAATCAGATTCATACTGCGCAGCAGAAAGAATATTACGGAAATTATAGCGACCACTTGCTGTTTTCAGGTCTACGCCATCTGTAATACTCCGAAAATTAACACCTTTTTCGTGCAGATTTTGAAACATCAATAGCGCATGCAGCACATTTCTCCCTATCCGATCTAACTTCCAGACAATCAACTCATCTCCACTTTTCATCACCGTAATTAATTCCTTTAACACAGGGCGATTAGCTGTTCTGCCACTGGCATATTCTTCATAAATTCGCTCACAGCCAGCTGACTCAAGTGCAAGACGTTGCAACTCTGTATCCTGATGATTTGTTGATACACGAACATACCCGTAAATCATGAGTGCTTCTCCTGTTGTAAAAACAGGAGAAGAGGCGAAATATCACCTGATTCAGAAAAATATTTGAAAGGTTGGTTTAGGCGAAACGATAAATCTGGCTGCGGGCGCAGTCCAGAAAACTGGCGATGAGATGAACGGGAAGTTAACCCTGCCACAGACATCTTCCTTCGGCGTGAATACTAATAACACACTGGGCGGTAGTTCCATCGCTATCGGTGATTGAGCTTTGGACGCCTGCCACCAATACGACCTTTTGAACGCACCACTTCCAACCCGGCTCTGGTACGCTCAACGATCAGCTCACACTCCATTTCAATGCCAGAACGGCAAGGCTCCTCCTGAGCGAAAAGGACTTTTTTTGAAAGTTTCTGGAAAATAAAAATAGTACTATTTGTAGCATTAATTGAATCAGCCGATTTTTTCTAATTCATCAATCAGATGGACATAGCATTTGCTATAAAAAATAAAAGTATTCCTGCTATCTATATATAAATGAGTTATGTACATATAAAAGGATCATTACCGTGACAAAAATAACTTTATCTCCCCAAAATTTTAGAATCCAAAAACAGGAAACCACACTACTAAAAGAAAAATCAACCGAGAAAAATTCTTTAGCAAAAAGTATTCTCGCAGTAAAAAATCACTTCATCGAATTAAGGTCAAAATTATCGGAACGTTTTATTTCGCATAAGAACACTGAGTCTTCTGCAACACACTTTCACCGAGGAAGCGCATCTGAGGGCCGGGCAGTGTTGACAAATAAAGTCGTTAAAGATTTTATGCTTCAAACGCTCAATGATATAGATATTAGAGGTAGTGCGAGTAAAGACCCCGCATACGCCAGCCAGACCCGTGAAGCTATACTATCGGCAGTTTACAGCAAGAATAAAGATCAGTGTTGTAATTTGCTCATCAGCAAAGGGATCAACATAGCGCCTTTTCTTCAGGAAATTGGCGAAGCAGCGAAAAATGCAGGTCTGCCCGGAACAACCAAAAATGACGTTTTTACGCCAAGCGGCGCAGGGGCCAATCCTTTTATAACTCCGTTGATTTCATCAGCAAACAGTAAGTATCCACGTATGTTTATCAATCAACATCAGCAGGCATCCTTTAAAATCTATGCGGAGAAGATCATTATGACAGAAGTTGCACCACTGTTTAATGAGTGTGCTATGCCGACTCCACAGCAATTCCAACTGATACTAGAAAACATTGCTAATAAATATATACAAAACACTCCCTGAACACTGAAAAACCAAAAAATATGCGGAGCCTCTTCCTGATTAATATGAACCAATAGTATCCATAATTTTCCCCAGGAACTAACTCCGGAGCTAAACCGTCATTTACCAGTGCTAAAATTATACACTCAACCATCAAAAAAATAGCCATTGCTGCTATATAACATATAGCAGCAGTCTCTACTACATATCTATATTTTTATATCTGAGCTGGTTTCTCCGGCCAGTCTGGGTTAGCTGTATCCACCCGGTTTACCATTACGCTATAAAGTTCCCATGCTTCCAGCCGTTTAATCTCTTCATCTGTGGCAATTTTCAGTTTTACCGCCCGCGCCAGTGGCGCAATAACTGACTCAGCCTCAGCAAGAAGTTCCGCTTTTCTGGCTTCAGCCTGTGCAACCAGCTCTTCAGGTGTATATTCGCGATGCTCAACCAGTACCGGGCCTCCTTTCCTGTGCTCAATATATTTTCCGTCCACCTGGCCCTGCATCAGCTCGCGATAATACTCATCTGTCAGGGGAATTAAATCGTCAGGGGAATTATCGGATTCGGTATCCGGTTGCCAGAAAAAACCTTTTTCTTTAAAGCTGTAATAATATTCGCTCATTGATATTTATCTCCCAAGTGCAAGCCAGGCTACAGGAAAATTATTGACCAGATTGGCCATTCCTGATGACTTGGTGGCGGCAAAAAACTGACTGTTGCTCACCGGGTATCCGAATGCGTTATCCACCTGGGTGCCCTGAGCGTTGGTATTGGTTACAAAAACGGCAAAGCAACCAACAGGGAAAGCGCGCGGGAAATTGTAGGTTCCGTTTGAGTTACCAAGTGTTCCCCACTGCATTATAAATCCGGTGCTGTCGTCCAGAATCCAGCCCCAGTCCTGAATGCTGCCGGTATTTTTACGGGCGAAAGTCTGGTTAACATAATCCCATGTGGCGCGGGTGTTGATGTTGTTGTCACGAACTGCCAGTTCACTATTGATCCAGTCAATCGTTCCACGGGTATTTAGCTGATTAGTAATCCAGATACTCAGCCAGTTATTCCCCCACACTGAACCAAAAATGTCACCATTAGTGGTCATGCGCGCATTATCGAAATGAATATCGGTGAGCATGTGTAATCCGTTGCCATCGATATAACCCACTTTGGCAGCGTTACAGTAAATATCCAGTACGCCATCCGCGCTGCCGATAAATCCACTGTCACTGTCACCGATATTTATACACGGTGTGCTGCCGTCAAAAACGCCGGTTCCGATATTGCCGATACTCACGCGTTTTGTTGGATTGAGGGTTTCTTTTAAACCGATATTTTGTACAAACCGCGGCTTGTCAGGAATGTCTGCACCGTTCTGTGATTTTTGTAACGCATCGGCGGCACGATTTATCGTTTCTTCTAAACCAAGGTTTTCGAGAGCCGTTTTCACCGTGCCGTCCGATTTGATATCGCCAAACGGATTCTTGCGGCTTAACAGCAGCGCACGAAGCGCGGTAAGCAGCTGGTCGTGCCGCCCCTTCTCCAGGCTGGCACCGGATGCCTCCACCACGCTGCAAAGCTCCTCCTGCAACATGTCAAAGTAGTCATCATCCAGATCGGTGGCAGGCGTTCCGGTCTGGGGGTTACCACGGGTAAAACCGTTCTTACCCGCGCCGAACTTATCCTTCTGCGCGGTTTTCGTGTCTATACGATGCATGGATTACTCCGGATATTTAAAAATTACGTAGGTATGCGAAGGGCAGAGTTTGTTAAGCACGCACTCGACAACGGTGTCGCCCCAGATACGCAGTGCGGAATCACAGGGATCGCCACATGTCATCCAGGTGGTGTTGGTGGCGGCTGGCATGTTGACCTGCCAGTAATACCGCCATTCCGGCGCATTCACCGCGTCAGTACAGGCCGATGAGCAGGTGAACGTACTTTTATCGTATCGCGTGATAGTGGCGTCTGGTCTGCCCAGGGCAGCAAGCTGTGCAAGGTAAAAATCCTCATTGATGCCGCCCGCCAGATTAACCTTCGCATCCAGCCGTTGCTGACGCTGGCGAAGGGTCTGTGTCCCTGCGGGAATACATTCATCCGGCAGACCGCACAGACGCTCCCAGCGGTTTATCAGTTCAGTGGTGGTGCGCGGATCCAACTCCCGCATCAGGGCATCCGCACGCTGATGAACACGGGTTAATGACGGTGCCGCACCTGCAATCGCCGGATCGCTGGCTGACCACGCCGGACCGGGCGGCAGCAGTGCCGACAACAGACGGATGTAATCATCGTTTGTCACGTCCATGAAATCGTCCCCAGAACCGCCAGTTCATTTTTTGCAATGGAGATATTGTCTGCCGGTGCAAGCAACTGATGGCTGTATTCCCCGTTCGCACCGGAAATCGCCTCACTGATACGCGATACCTTCAGTTCTCCCTGCGGATAACCATCACGCAGCAGGAACGAACGCAACTCCGCGGTGATGACAGCCCGTATTTCCGGTGTGTCCGGCGTCACACGGATATGAAAATCCACCGTATGTGCCACCGGCCTGAACACATACAAATCAGAGCCTGCCACCGGGGCCAGTGGCTCGATATGTTGTCTTGCCGCCGTTTCCGTTGATTCTTCCGGAATGGGATTAATCAGGTCACTGCTGGCAATCATCACACCGACAGTTCCCGTTCCCATCCAGTGACGGTATGTCCATGCGCGGGTAATGCCGGGCACTTCTTTAGCCCAGACGACATAGTCCCCGTCAGCCCCGCCCTGAGGCGTCCAGTAATACCGCTCAATGACGCGGGCGCGCCACGTTTCCAGCTCTTCAGTATCAAATCCGCCTGTCAGGGTGTCAGCCACACCGGAAGACGGCAGACCATTCACCGGCGTGACCAGGATTAATGCCGTACCGTCGTCAGCGTTACCGACCGCACCTGCACTTGAGCAGGCGATCGGCACGCGCAGGACACCACCAGAGCTGGTTGCATCGGCAGTTGCCGTGTACTGAACCAGGTCATCGCGCTGAATAACACTCCCGGCAGTCACCTTCAGGCCATCGCTGACACCTTCCCAGCGCATATACCCGCTGGCAGCCGTGGCCTCCTTGCGCGGACACCGTTTCATCGCAGCATGTCGCGCCAGCCAGGACTCATCGCACAGGTCAGGCAGCATGTTCATTGCCAGATAATCGATGTAACCGTAAACCGTATGCAGCGCCGCCGCATACACCTTTGCCCGCACGTCTTCATCCATGCGCCGGAGCGTGTCGCTGACGTCCAGCCTGGCGAATAAATCGTTACGGAGCATACTGATATTTTCTGCCAGCGTCGGGCGCTGAAATTCACTGTCCGCCATGCGTTATCGCACTCCACAGATCATCAAAAGAAATCATTACCGGTCCGTCACGACGCCAGAGAGTGATACTGTTACCCAGTTCATTAATCCCGGTGCGGCGGATATCCAGATCAATACGGGACACCACGCCGTCATCAATCATCCATTGCAGGCATTCGCGGATATACCCCCTTACCGTCTGCACCAGCTGATTGGTCAGTTTGCTGCGCTGAAGCAGCCACAGTCGGGAGCCGTAACGGTCATTCTGTACCGCAGGCCAGGTATCCCCCCACCATCCCATCGGGACGTCGGCATTATCATCAGGCTCCGCCCGCCGCCAGGTGAACAGGGAAATCACCACGGCGCGGGTCAGCGGATCCAGCGGTGCGCTGGCGCAGGTGCGTTTACCGTTCACCGTCAGCCACAGTTCCATCATGCCTCCATCGCTTTATCCGGTTTGTCGGTGTTACTGCCCTGACCGTTCTCTCTGTGACGATGGCCGTTATAGGCAAGCCGCATCGCTGACATGGTGGTGCCGCCGGAATCGCACAGGTCTTTCACCTGTCCGGTCACTTCCAGGTCCATTTCAAAACGCGCTTTAGGTGAATTGCGAAACGTGATCGTTTTACCTGCACCGTCCACCACGAGCCCCTCCCGGGTCAGCGTCACGGACTGCCCCTGATCGTCATAGACAGCCACCTCACCCGTCTGCAGCCCTTTCAGGCGGTAGCGCCGGTCCGACACCGTAACAACCACCGCATGAGAACGGTCGCCATCCGGAAACAACACCACCGCTTCCGCACCGCTGTTTGCCCTTGAGGTAAAACCGTAGGGTTCAAGATGTTCAACCCCGGCTTTGGGTTCACCGGCAATCAGGGACACATCCACGGTCTGACATTTCGTGGCGGCACTGATGCTTTTCACCACGGCCCGCCCAATCAGGCCGAGGAGTTGTCGCTGCATGGCTTCAATCGTCCTCATCAGAACGGGTCCTCCTGTACTCTGGCTTTTTTCTTTTTCCGCGCGCCGGGGGCTTCGGGTTCAGGCAGATAAGCATCAGGTGGGCCGACACGGATTTCCGTCAGGGTGCCGTTCTGGTCCTGAGTAAACGTGACTTCCGAAACAAGCAGTTCGGTATTGTCGAAACCACAGACCGGATCAAAGACAATCACCCGCTGGTTGGGCTGCCACAGCGTACCGTTACCCTGTCGCCAGCCCTGCACCACATAGGTGGTTTCATCCGTCCGCGCCGCCCGTTGTCGGGCTTCAAAGTCCGCACGGGCAATACAGCCTGCCCCCGTAGCCTGCCCTGTCTGCCTGATATACATCGGACGGTAACGGGCAATAAATGCGTCCTCTGTGCGGGCCCGCAGCGCGGTGGTGGTGGCCTCACCGAAATCATCGTCGTTTCCGGCACGCTGCCCCGCCACCTGGTAAACAGAAAACCGCTCCCGGATACTCTTCTCCGTATCGCAGGAAAGGATGTTTTCCCCGAGTACCAGCGCAGTATGTGCCCGCGTTGAGCCAATACCGCCAATCACCAGCCTGCCGTGCGGGTCGTCGTAAGCCAGTGCCTGCTGCTGACCGAGTATTTTGTTGATTACCTCAATCACCGTTTCACCGTGATCAGGCTGGACATCAGGAATAACACCCGACGGCGCACCGTTGTTCACCACCTCAATGCCGAAAGGCGCAGCAAGCGCCTGCGCAATCTGTACCAGCGATCGTCCATTAAACTGTGTCGGTTCGGCTGCACAGTCAATCAGGTCAGCGGTCAGACTGCGTCCGGCAATACCGGTGCTGACCGAACGGGCATCGTAACGAACGGGCGTCGCCTCCACCCAGCCGGTGATCACCAGCTCATCACCAATCAGCACCTCCACTTTTGAACCGTTTTTAATGCGCGGCTGAAGCGTGGTGATACCCTCATCTCCCGGCCACTGGCGGGTGATCTCCACACTGAAATCCCGCGCCAGCCGTTCAATACCGGCACCGATGCGCACCGATGTCCAGCCATTCCACTCCCGGCCATTTACCCGTAGCGTGACATTGTCGTTCATTGCACTGGCACCTTCAGAGGGATCACCGGCACAAAGCCGGGATGCGTAATGGCATTACGCCGGATAATGTCCGCGTCACGCGCCGCGTTATCAAACCAGGTCGCCGCCAGCACCAGCGCGGGTAAAACCTCATCCGGTGTGCGCTGAATGATCCGTGCAGACTGTTCAAGGCGCGTGTTGATATCCGCATTCAGATCTGCTTTCACCCGGCGCAGCGCCAGAAACAGCGCATCGCTGGTTGTACGGGACAACTCCTTATCAATTGCCGTATTCAGTGTGTCGCGAATGTCAGTCAGTTCTTCCCACGTCGGCAGGTCAACCGTGTTTTTCACCGCCGGTGCATTGTTCAGTGCCGGATGCGTGACGGAAGGCCAGCCAGTGCTCTGCGCGGGTGTTGTTGCCTGCCCCACTGCGGAATTCTGCATCACCGCGGAAGTTGTTGGCGCAGGCAATCGGGTGACGGCATACGCCGCTTCGCTGATTGCGGTCGTACGAAGGGTGCTGGCAACCACGTTACGCTGCTGCGTCGCCGTGGCGGTGGTTTTACTGTCCGTTTTCCAGACGCCGCGCGGTTGCAGATCGCTGCCGAGGCTGACACCGGAAAGCGTTTTGATCATGGTGACCAGGTCGCTGGCGTTACCATAAAGGCGTTTCCCGGTACGCCACATTTTCTGCACCTGCTCAACGAAATTTTTGCCTGACGATGGCGGCGGCAGAAGTACCGAGATATCCCCCTGCAACAGCCTGGCGGCATCCGATACGGCAGAATCCACCACTTTCATCGCATCAGAAACATACCCCAGCATTATGCTGGCATTACCGATAACGTCGTTCTGCACGAAATCCGCCACACCATCGATACTGAAACCGCTGAAGCTGTCACTGATGCAGTCATCCAGTGCAGAACAGGATGACATCAGCGTCTGCGCCGTCGCCGCACCTGATGTGGGGTAAGAGAGTTCTCCTGCTTCGACAAACTTCAGGTCAAAGCGGACAATACGCCCTTCACTTTTCGATGTGCTGACCCGAACTTCCCCGTCAACACAGACTTTCAGCTCACCATATGTCGGGTGGACAAGCGTGCCGGGACCGGGTTTATTCAGCGCGTCAATCAGGCGATCGCGCTGGTCAAAGCAGTCATCTCCCACCACATAAGCTGTGATGGACGGGCGGAAAGTGACTTTTCCCAGATCTTCGGTATAGGGCTTGTCGCGGTTCGGATATTCGTGTGTTTCCACACGGCGACCGGTTCCCGCACTTTCTTCTTCAACCTTAAACGGTACGCCGCGAAATGACGCATCCTGAAGCCTGTCTTTCCACGTCATATAAACTCCGGATACAAAAAACCCGCCAAATCTGCTTTGTCAGTTATTTACATCGCAGAAGATGTGGCGGGAACCTAATATTTTTAATTACTATCTGAGTTGAACATCAATGGAATAAATATCACCACTCTTTATAAATTTAGAATCTGTCCTTTCATCAAAAGATTCAAATGACTGTACCTTTAAAAACTTTTTCATTTTATTTTCAAAAATACTTTCATTAACACCAGTTAAATACTTGAACGCTCTACCAGCAAGGACCTCATTACTTAAATCCATTGTGTTTTTATTGTCTTTGAAAAACCAAACAATAACCTTTTGTGGGCATGATGGATTATAAACAGATATATAAAACTGCGGCTCATATTTTTCATCAGCGTCATCACTAAGCATTTCTTCAGAAGATAATTCTCTTCTGAATTCATATTGCCGCTTAGTTATTCCTTCGTCCTTTATTATCTCTTGCTTAACTGGTGCAATACCTATAGAAGAGATTAATTCTGACTCATTAAAGCTGAACTTACACTCTTCCGCAGCCAAGTTAAAAGATAAAAGTGCAGATATAAAAAAAACAAAGATACGCATAATCATCCCTTCAATCATTTGTAAGGAATGATTATATTAACTACTTAAAGCTGAAAACCCAAATTATGCCAGACAAAAACACATTAATCATTTTGTACACTACCTGAACCGCGTATAGCCAACATCATGGCTGACATCAAAACCGCTGGATCGCGTTTCCATAACCCGCATACCCGGAGGCGAATTCACAAAAGATACCTTGATCTCACCATCAACTTTTGGCACAGAAGCTTTGTTAATCATGAAGGGATTCGAGCCTGTGGCATCGGAGGCGTTGTTTGACTGAGCCGGATCCACCGCCGGATAAGGTGTGTATCCCCGCGCCGGTATTCCCGTCCCATAAGCATCATAAGCACCCGCGCCCCACTGCGCAGAGTTAATGGCATCGACCGTGTCACCGAAACTGTCGGTAAACCACTCAATAATTGGCTTCAGCTTGTCCCACATATCCTGAAACCACTTAACAACCGGTCCCCAGTTATTGATCACCATCCCCAGCGGCGACCAGGCAAAAACCTTCTTCAGAAGTTCCCAACCTGCCTCAAAATAAGGACCAATGGTTTCCCAGAGCTTCTTGAAATAAGGTCCGACAACATCCCAGTTAGTGATAATTAATCCCGCAGCCAGAGCAATCGCCGTCGCAATCATGCCAATCGGCGTCATCGACATAATCCTGCTGACAATACTGATGGCACTGCCCACGCCCATCAATCCCAGTTTCAGAATCGCAAGACCGGCAGCAAGCCCGACGACGCCGCGAATAACCCGGGGATTTTCATCCGCAAACTTCGTGAATTTCTCCCCCAACTCCCCCAGCCATTGTGTGATATTTTTAGCGTCACCAGAAAATGCGCCGCCAATAGCCGCAAGGCCGTTAGTTGCGGTCCCTGTCATTGCCTCCCACAGGTTGGACAGCGTACCAAGCTGTGCCTGAACACGTTTATTCAGGCTGGCCTGTTTATTCATCTTCTGCTGGATCTGATCGTAGCCATCCTTTCCTTTATCGATTAGTGCATTGACCACCTGAATGGTTTCGGCATCATCACCAAATATTGCCTTAAGTACATCTGTTCGCTTAACGTCGGTCAGTTTTCGCAGCTTTGCCAGTTGCCTGAACATGTTATCAAGACCGCCAAAACTTCCTTTGCCGTCAGTAAAATCGAGCTGTACCCCGAGTTTCTGGCGGGCCATAACTTTATTAACGTCCCTGATTTTCTTAACGCTTAATCCGGACTGGATAACTTTTCGCAGGGCATTACCTGCCGACTCCCCGTTCATCCCCATCTGATCCATCATGACGCTGATGGGGGCAAGGCTCTGTGCAGCCTGAAGACCATCCTTGTTCACCATCTTCAGAACAGAACTGGTTTTAGTGAAGAAGGACAACATGTTGGTATCGTCAACGCCCAGATAAAACGCCTTCTGGATAGTGTCGAACAGCCCCATCATGTCTTCTGACGCCGTTCCGGTAGCATCCTGCATCTTTGCAGCAAACTCAGCAGCCGCTTCCGGTGTTTTTTTCAGTTGTACCGCAAGATAAGCTGTCGCTTTACCCACACCACCCAGAATGTTTTCTGCCGGGATCCCCTGACGCACCAGCATCTGCATCATGTTCTGGAAATCAGCCGTTGTACCAGGTAGCTGGTTACCCAGGCCAATAGCCAGTTTATTGATGTCCTGAAAGCTCTTTCCAACCTCGCCGTTCGCATCCATCATGGCGACTTTCAGCCCGGTGGCGGCGTTTTCCTGATCGGCATAAGATTTCAGGGAAAGCGTCAGACCCGCTGCCAATCCGCCCCCAAGCGCCAGCCCACCCTGTGACGCTTCTTCCGCCTGGCGTTTAAATCCCCGGATTTTCTTTTGCATTTTCGACAGCGCGGGAGAAAGCCTGTCGACACCGGTGATCAACGCCTTAAGCTCAAATTCAGCCATGTGTGCGTTTCTCCTGCTCTATCCTGTTTGCCTGACTGACCAGCAAGGGAATTTCACTGATCGGCATACTCAGCAATTCGAAGGGATTAATGCGCCAGTAGCTGGCGCAGTCAAAGAAGCGATCAGTGAGGTATTCAGCCGTCAGGCCTGGAGGAAAAAACCAGCCACAAGCCACGCCGCTGCATTCAGGTCTGCCGGAGACATCTGGTCGACAGAGCTTTGCGGCACTTTCGCCAGCCGCACAATGTATTTCGACACCACATGCGCCAGAAGTCTGACGGACTCATCCTGATTCATCTGGTAGGGATACCCCAGCTCGCGGACATCCTTCCCGGTGGGTTCATCAAACTCCAGTACGGAGAGTGTCTCACCATGAGCGATAATCGGTTTCTTTAACTCAAGCTCTTTCATTACTGGTAATCCCCTTCTTCACCGTGGAACTCAAGATCAACCGTGCCTTCTTCGGCATTATGGTTCGCTTCTCCGTGCAGCCAGGCGGACGACAATACATAGACCTGACCGTTCGCCAGCTCGGCAGTGATGGTCATCTCATCAGACGAGGTGATTTTGCTCACCGGAAAATTCTTCGGCACCTTGAAGGTCCCTTTGACATAAGGCGCACGGTGAGTTTCCTTGCGGTCCACTGAACCGTCCAGGCCGATGATGTCATCATTGACCGTCCTGTTCATGGGCACCTCAATGCCGCCGGTCAGCGATAGCTGCTGACCGTCAATTTTGAAATAACAGGTTCCCCCGATACGGGCCATTATGCAGACTCCTCTGAATACTGAAGACGGAACTGGTTAACCACGGCAAAAACACGCAACTGGTTAACATAGTCAGGCGGGAACAGCGTGTTCAGGCGGTTCGGATCGCTGGCATCACGCTCCACAACCAGGTACTGCTTAAACAGTTCGTAGTTTTCCACGATCCCCGCACGCTCAAGCTGACGGTAGGTTGCCAGCAGTTCCCCTTTGATTACCGCCGGGGTGACAATCGCCTGACCGGGACCAAAGCGGGTACCGTCGCTGGCAAGCTTGTGACGCCCGTACTTACTGGTAATGACGGATTTCAGTTTGCGCAGTACATACGCACTGGTATGCAGCGTCTCGCTGTCGAGGTAGCTGTTATCCGCAACCCCGTAAGCATTTTTCCTGTACGTGGTGACATCACGCTGAATGCGCAGCACCCCGCTTTCGACATACGCCGTTGCCACGCCATGAGACAGCAGGGTCTGCTGCTCGGTCATCGTGAACCGTTTCCCCTTCGGCGCAGGCAGCATACCCACCAGCTCACCGGTCTGCGTGGGACGTGCCGGATCGTTGCGGATAAACACCGCTGCGCGGGCGGTACGGCTTGCCGCCAGCTCGTCGGCAGGCGTCTGGGTGTCTTTTTCGTACCCCGCCAGGGTAATGTGCTGCTGGTTAAACTGGTCACCTGCGGTCACCAGTTCTGACAGCGTGCCGGTCTTTGCCGTATACACATGACCATACAGCTGACGCGCATAGCTCCAGCGACCGCTGGTATCGTTCATCTCGGTCACCAGCGTGTTAACGGAGGCCGTGTCGTTGAACGGCAGGCCAATATAATCAAACGGCTCATCCGCCATTGCAGCCACCGCGCCGGTGAGAACCGGAGCACCCGTTCCGGCGGTACCCGTCGCCACGGCAATCTGTACGCCCGCTGGCAGCACTTCGCCCCCACCAAAGCCGTAGTAATTGAGGCTGACAGGAATTTCATTCCCGCAAAGCCCCTTATGACGCGCGGTCAGTGTGACCACGCCTGCCGAAGATGAAGCCGTAAACGGCAGGGTCGGAACGGCATTGATGGCATCCTGGATACTGCTGGCAATCATCGTGACGTTATCGCCGTTAGTCACCGGTGCCTGCACGCGGGTACGTCCCACATACACATTCACCGTGCCGGTTTCGGTTGCCGCCCCGGTCACCGTCAGCGTAACCGTTGCCGCCGCGCCTGTGGATTCAGGAACGGCAATCACATACAGCTCGCCAAACGGGTCAGTCTGGCGATAAGCCTCGACCATACGCGCCAGCTGACTTCCCGCACCACAAATCTGGCGTGCATAGTCTGCCGACGGCATCAGTACCAGACTGTTGGCAACAATCTCTGCACCGTTATTGGCATGACCAATCAGCAGCGATGCTCCGCTGTCCTGTGCAGTATTCGCCGCCTGGTTATCCATTTCCGCATAAAACAACGGAACCAGCGTATTCGACGGAATGGTGTTAAAGCTTATCGTCATCGGTATTCACCTTTTTATTCACGCGCCGGATATCACCAGCTGCTTCACGGCGCAGCCAGTAGTTGTTCTCGTCAACATTTCGCCCTTCGGCGGGCAAAAGGTCGCCGCGGGCAGGATCAGGAACTGACCGCCCTTTAACAGGTTTGACAAACATGAGGATCCTCAGGAAGGAAGAGTTATTTCGGTGTGATGTTCGATATCGCCGTCAGGCCCGTTACCGGGCTCGAGATAATCAACATCAATCGCCAGCGTTTGCAGTTCATCCAGACTGTTCAGATCATCCTGCTGGCGGGTATCGTCTTCAGTCAGCTCGCTGATGACCGAAAAATCGAACTGATAAATCAGCTCATGACGATTCAGATCCAGCAGCGTGCCGCCGTCATAGGTAATCGGGTTACCGCACGCCTCCGGGTTCCAGCCCAGCAGAGCCTTAAAGAGCATCTGCCGGACATCGTCCACCACATCATACGAGGCAAACTGACCGCGCTCATCACGCCCGTTACTCAGTATGACAACCACGGAGAAACCCTCTTTCAGCTCCTGCCAGTAGTCGGTCTGGCTTTTGTTTTCTCCCGGAGAATCATCACCCGGTACCACATATGCCGCCGGGAGCTTCAGCTTTCCGACCTCCGGCAGATTTTTGAACTGGGCCGCGCCTGCAACCCGGTTTTCAAAATACGGACAGCGGGCACGCAGTGCAGCAATAACAGGCGTCAGTTTCATCTGTGTCGTCGCTCCGGCTTCAGTGATTTACGCAATTCCCGCGCCAGAAAATAGCGTGTCCAGCTGCGGTTCTTTTCAAGCGTTTCCACCATGAAGTTATTACGTGGAGCAAGTCGCCAGCCGCTGCCACCGGATGCACCACGATGATGGCTGCGACGACGCTTTTCCCCTCGCCTCACGCCATAGAACAAAAAAGCCGGATAAAAATCACCGGTGATACGGCGGTTTCCCTCTCCATTACGCTGGTTAGGGGCTATACGTGCCATAAAACCAGGGCGATGTTTACTGGCTCTGGGTACCATGTAACCAATCGAACGAGCCAGGCGTCCGGTCTGATAACCGGGGTTTTCACCCGGTGCCGACCGCGCACGGCGCATCACCAGCCGACGGGCATCACGCATATGACGCTGACCAATCGTGACAAACGCCCGCCGGACACGGGCGCGGTTAAAGCGCATCTCCGCGGGCTGCTGAAAATCAACGTGCAAAAAGGAAGTCGTCATTGTTGCCTCCGTGACTCTGCCTACATTCGCCCAGCTCCGTACACTCCAGCAGCAGAAAGCGCCGCGCCCCGTTCAGATCGCGCTGACGTTTCACCCGGTACACACTGTCACCGCAGACCACCTCATAATCAGCGGTGATCCCCCGGCGGTAACGAATGGTGATGTAATGGGTGATGGCGTCCCCGGTCTGCGCGGTTTCCTGCCAGGTGGTGGCACTGGTCTGGATAACCTTCGCCCATGTCCGGAACGTAACCGGGTATTGAGGCTCCACGCCAAAGTTATCCGCGGGCATATCCACCCGCAGGCGGATCAGGACGCGTTTATTCAGTTCACCGGGGTCCGGCAGAATGTAGGTTGCGCTGGTCTGCGCCTGACGAATTTTCATTGCGGAAAGTACCTGTACGGGCCGACAAGCCAGCCAAAACTCTGCGGCATGTCGAGTTTCTCCACTTCCGTAACCGACGAGCGGTTTTCGTAAAAATGGCTGATAAGCATCAGCATCCCCAGACGAATATCATCCGGCAGGTGCAGCCCGTCCGGATCGCTGTCCGGAATGGTTTCATCCGGTGCATAGAGCTTCCGGTTCAGATACGTTTCCGTCCGCTTTTGTGCCGCACATGCCAGCAGTTGCAGATGGCGGTCATCAGTATCGAAATCCTCATCCAGCCGGAGTTGGGCTTTAATCTCTTCCATTGTCAGAAGCATACTCAGCCCTCTTTACTGGTCGTGGCTTTTTCTCTTTTGCCGCTTTACTGCTTTTTGCACTGATTCCGCGCTCTGCTAACCCGGCCTGAAGTGCAATCTCCTGCACCCGGGCAGGAAGCGCCCCGTCGTCATACTCACCGGCCTGAATGACCTCAACACGCATACCGTCCGGTGACCATTTCAGATCTTGTTTCAGGATCATGATTCTTCACCCGTCAGAACAGGGGGCGCGGTTCCGCGCCCCTGAGTGATTACGCCGCTGCAATCTTCAGCAGTTTGATGGCCTGCGAATCGACCAGCATCCCGCCGGTGCGCTTGGTGGTATAAAAACCGACAAACGGTTTATTGGTGTACGGGTCACGCAGAATGCGGGTGCCGATACGGTCAACGATGGTGTAACCCCGTTTGAAGTTACCAAATGCAATGGCTTTCGCATCAGCGGCGATATCCGGCATCTGTTCGTTTTCAGCGATACCGTAACCCGCCAGAGAGGACGGCTGCCCCAGTTCCAGCCCCGGACGCCACAGATAGTTACCCTCGGTGTCTTTCAGCAGACGGATGGCAAACAGGCTGTTGTTGTTCATCATGAACTTCGCGCCAGTGCGGTGTGCCTTACGCAGCGTGTAAATCAGTTTGATAATGGCGTCTGCGGTCACCGCGGTCGCTTCGCCGGATACAATATGCTGAAGTTTGCCGAACGCCCGGACCTTGTCGGTTTCATCAGTGGATTCATACGCCAGGAACCCTTTCGGCTTCTTGGTGCCATCGCCTGAGGTAAAGGCAATTTCTTCCTGTTCGGCAAATTCGGTTGCCAGCTCGCTGTTGATCCAGGCCTCCACGTTGAAGAAGGCATCGTCCAGCATTTTCTGGGTGGCCTGCGGGTTGCCGTAGATTTCCCCCATGAGAGGTTCAATCAGCTCCAGTCTGGAGGTGGCAGTCTGGGATCGCGTATCCGTTTCCCCCACCCATCCGGAAGCCGTGCCGCCCAGATTCACCAGTTTTTTGTAGTCGGAACCGCCAACGGTGATCACCGTGGCTTCCTGGCGCATCACCACTTCATCTTTCAGCAGGGTGAGAATGTTGCGATCCAGCGCTTCCGGCACGGCATAGCCACCGTCTTCATCGGTGCCCACCTGCAATGCCTTACGCTCCAGATCGCGCAGACCATCTTCACGGCCTTTACGCAAAAAGCCCACAAACGCTTCTTTATGCTCGGTGGCCAGTTTATTTTGCGCGCCACCTGCCGGACGTTTCAGCTCAAGCAGCTCTTTTTCAAGGTCGCTTTTGAGATTTTCCAGCTCGCTGAGTTTCCCGTTCAGGGTTTCCACCTGCCCGGCAAGCTTGCCTTTTTCCTGCTCAATCGCATCCACGCGCTTGTCGTTCTTTGCTTTGAAGTCGTCAAACTTCTGCTGCAGCTCCTGCGCGACCTGTTCGACATCTTTAATATCAACCGCCATCGTATTTCTCCTGATTAGAAGTTCAGATTTTTCAGTGCATTCAGTGCATTCAGTGCAGAGCCCACATCCTCAGCGTCGCGCAGGGACAGTGCGCCATAGCCCCCGGCCATGAATGCTTTGGCCTGGGTACGGGAGAGTCCGACATCACGCAGGACTCTTTCGATTTTTTTCTGTTCGGGGATTTCCCCGCGGGCCAGTGCGTTCTTGACGTCGCTGATCCGCGCCTCGTCGTTAGACGGGAACGTCACCAGGCTGACTTCCCAGAGGTCGATTTCTTTCAGCAGAAAGGCTTCTTTGCTCCGGTCGTATTCCCAGTCTTTCAGGACGTACCCAATAGAAAGGCCGGTTAACGAACCGGCCTTCATGTGTGCATGTGCGCGTTTTGCGAGGGGATCATCATCAATAAGCAACCGTCCCCTGACGTAAAGCCCGACATCGTCTTCCTTCATTTCGGTGTAAACACCGATGGGTTCATCCATGCGGTGCTGCCAGAGCAGCGCAGGTAACGCTTTTCTGTCACTCCACGCCCGCAGGGAAGCAGCAAATGCCCCGGACATCACCACATCATCGTGGCTGTCCTTTACACCAAAGACGGAGCCATACCCTTCAAACTCACCGGAGTCACTGACAGATTTCAGACTCAGCGGTACATCAAGACGTTGTTTCGTCTGCATTGGCGTTATCCTTCTGCTTACCGGCTTTACTGCCATCGGAGGGTTTCGTGGTCATGTTCATCGGTGTGAGATAGACATCACCACCGGGACGCGGATTCATATCTTCCAGGTCGCGGCAGTCATTGGGAGAGTAAATTCCCCAGTTGATCCCGGTGGCGTAGGCTTCAAAACGGGACTTCATATCCCCGCGCAGTAACGCCCCGGCGTTAAATTTGGCGTAATAAACGCCCTGCTTACTTTTTCGTACCAGTCCGGTGTTGATCCGCTGTTCGATGCGGGTCAGATACGGCACCAGTGAATAGTTGATAAATCCCAGCCCCAGCTCTTCGATATTATTGAAGGTGGCGCGATCGGTGTTCTGCACCATGTGCAACGGCACCCGGAACAGACGACAGATTTCTTCAAGCTGAAACTTGCGGGTTTCCAGGAACTGGCTGTCCTCGGCGTTCAGCGCCATCGACTTCCAGTCCAGCCCCATCTCAAGGATCATCGGGCGGTGAGCATTGCCAAGCCCGGTGTGACGCTCCTCAAAATCTTTCTTCAGGCGCTCATAAGCCTGATCCGACAGCGTCTGCTCTGTACGCAAAACACCCGATGTCACCGCGCCATTGCTGAACAGTCTGGCCCCGTGCTCTTCGGTCGCTGCCGCCAGCGATATTGCCTCGCGGGCATAGGCGATGGGATTCAGCCCCACCAGTCCGTCCAGCGTCAGCGTACGCACATGCCAGATATCCTCCTGGCTCAGTACATCCGTGGAGCCATCCGGGAATGTGACCTGATAGACCGGTTCCCAGCTACTGTTAAGCTTCGGTACCACACTGCCGGGATCGACGGGCAGCAGTTCAGCCACTTCGCCAAATGCTTTCACTTTGTAGGCGTAAAAGTTTCCCCTCAGGCACAGACAGGTGACCACCAGCTCCCAGAACTCCTGCGGCGTCATATAGCCATTGGGATGCGTGGAGATCAGTTTATGCAGACGTTCGCCGGTGGCTCTCTGCTTCAGGCTGCCGTTCAGGTGATACAGATTGCAGGGCAACATCCCGACCGACTCTGCCAGCACTCTGACGCAGGAAAAAACCGCCGTCAGTCGCATGGCCCGCTGACTGCTGATCTGCTTTCCGGTATAGGTGTCATACGACAGCCCGATGGCATCCGCCAGCTCTGCTGGCGTGGTCACCGGTGCGTCACTTTTTCGTTGAAATAATCCCGAAAAGAACACTATTTACCTCCGCCGACAGACGACTGTGTACGGTCGAGATATCGCGCCACCAGCCACGACCAGAACAGGCACAGCGCCCCGGCAACAACAAAACCCGCCGGGGGATAAATCAGCCAGGCACCATACGCCAGCAAAAGCGCACCCAGCACGCCCACCAGAGGCGCGAGAATCAGCATGATCATAATTACCTCAGTTAAAGCGAGCGGATCCCATAGGACTCAATGTGGTCAGACAGCGTGTCTTCTTTCTCGTACAGCATGGCTCTGCCAACCGCCATAATCAGCGCAACTGCACCATCGATTTTGTTTTCCGCCTGCTCTTTGACGGGCTTCACTAAATCATCGTTACCTGGCATGTTTTTGCCGACCACATTGCCGATACACCAGGTCATGATGGGATTGCCGTCATGATGAAAGCGTCCCGATTCAATCGCTGCCTCCAGCTCTTTCATCGGGTCGGACATATTGGCGAAGTTCTGGACGATAGTAACGGGATTCAGGTCTTCATCAGCAAGGTCATGTGACAGCCCGGTCGCTCCAAAAGGGTCGATGGGTGACTCACTGACCGGGCTGATTTTGTTCGCCGCTTTGGCCTCTTCGAGGATGTAGCGATAATCCACCTCTGCACCATCGGTAACGGTCAGAACGCCCATTTCCACCCATTTCTGAAAGCGTTCGGCTGTCCGGCGATCTTCATTTTTCTCGACGCTGTACACCGTGTCATACGGTACCCAGAAACGCGGGGCCACACTGTAGTAATGCGTTTTACCGTCAATCTCGCGGGTATAAAGTCGCGCCATGCTGTTCATATCCAGCTTACGCGCCAGGTCAAAGGCCAGAATGCACGGCTGCCCCTCGAACTGCTCAAGAGTCAGTGATTTATCCTCGCAGCTCTGCCAGCTCACCAGGTTGAAATACGCCGAACGCGCCGACACCCAGATATTGAGGTGTTTTGTTTTAAAGACGTTTGCCAGACGGGCATTATTTTTCGCACGCTGCTGCTGACTTAACAAAAATTCGCGATAAACCGACACGCCAATATTTGGATTGGCTTTTTCCAGCACCTGCGGGTCGGTCCAGTCGTCACCTTCATCAACGGTATAGATGATCCCGAACAGTTCATCGTTAGGCACCGAGCCGTTGAGCATCTCGATGACTTCCCGCCGTTTGTCGTAGCACGGCCCCTCAATGTTGTACCCGGCGGTGGTGATGGCCCACATCAGTGGCTGACGTCGCGCCCCCATCCCGGTAAGCATTGTGGTATAAAGCGCATCGGTGGCATGCTCGTGATATTCATCCACCACGGCACAGTGGGGTGATGAACCATCACCTGGGTTGCCGATCAGCGGTTCAAACCGCGCGCCATCCTCCGGACGGTTCATGTTTGAGGCGTTAACCTCAATCCCGAACGCTTCTGTCAGCATGGGTGTGCGTTTACACATCAGTCGCGCCGGGCGAAAGACTTCCCACGCCTGTTTCTCTGTCGTGGCACCGGAATACACTTCCGCGCCAAACTCGTTATCACAGGCAAAACAATACAGGGCAACACCGGCAGAGATTGCTGATTTGCCGTTCTTACGGGGGATTTCGGTGTACACCTCCCGGAAGCGGCGCAACCGGGTGCCTTTATTGACCCAGCCAAACGCACAGCAGATCACAAATAGCTGCCACGGCTCCAGCGTGATGGGCATCCGTTTGAATGCCCACTCCCCCTTGGTGTGCGGCAACAGCTGAATAAATTTCGCGGCCCGTTCAGCCAGGTCCTTGTCGAAGCGGTAACGAAACGACTTACTTTTTTCCGCCATCAGGTCATCAAGATGGCGCTGGCAGGCCTGAATCACAAACTGGCAGGCAACAATCTTTCCGCGCACGACATCCCGGGCATACTGATTGGCTGCATTTACGTTGGGGTAAGATTTCCGGCTCATGATTCGATGATTTTCAGATTGTCAGAAACGGGTTAGTGGCTTTCTTCTTCCCCGCCAGGCCAATCAGACGCTGGCGGCTGCTGGGGTCGAGTCCGAGCATTGCCCCCGTGCTGCTCATCTCGGACTCCTGTTCTTTTTTGGCGGTCAGCTCCGGATTTTTGACCATGCCGCCCATTGCACCGGTGATGGTGTTGCCCTGTCTGGCAATATTTTTCACGGCACGTCGCCAGAATTCATAGGCCACACACCACCGCTCAAGTACCGCCAGGTCAGTCACGCACAGCAGGCCCTGACCGCAGAGTTCTTTGGTTGTCAGTTGCCACATGATCGTGGCGAGAGGGAGATCTTCTTCAGCGAACCACTCCGGTGGCTCAACACCTTTGATGGGCGTAAAAACAGGTTCATCTTTATTCAGGGCTCGCTTGCCGGGGTTTCCGGCCAGCGCCTTGCGCGCCGTTGGCTTGGGGCGACGCCCGGAACGCCCCGCCGTTCCAGCCATATGCGGCACTCCTGGTTAAATTTCATTTTTCGCGGGTATAAAAAAACGATGGGGCGGGCAGTCCGGAAGACGTCAGGTCACAGAGATTTGACCCGCCCCTCCCCTCAGACAGTTGAGAGTTATTATCACTTAAGCCGTTCACGGGCCGTCTTCGCCTTATGACACGGCCAGCACAGACTCTGCAGATTACTGTCGGCATCAGTGCCGCCATGTGCTTTAGGGATGATGTGGTCAACGGTTTTCGCTTCACGCGCCACACCGGCACGCAGACATAACTGACACAGGCCTTTGTCACGTTGCAGCACACGCACACGGATAACATCCCACTTAGAACCATAACCGCGCTGATGACGGGATTGTCCTGACTTGTATTGCTTCCAGCCTTCGCTTTTGTGGCTTTCGCAGTAGCCTGACGGGTCTGTCGTGGTATTACGGCAGCCGCGAACGCGGCAGGCTTTTGGAGTTCGAGGGGGCATAAATATATTCCTGTTCTTTGTCCGGACTATTTGCCTGCTGCCAGCAAAGCGTTACGGCGCATCTCGATACTTCGAATCCCCGCTTTGTCAATATTGCATTGTCCCAACGCCGAAAGCAGGCTCACATTCAGATCCAGACTGGCCCCATAGGTCAGCGGCTCGGGAATGACTGGCTGGGGAGTTTCAGTAGTCAGGCTTGCTGGCAACGGTACCGCCGGAATCGGTACGTAAACTGTTCGCGTACTTCCGCAACCGGTCAGCAGCGGCAGCAGGCACAGGACGTGAAGCACAATCATCATCCGCAACAGCCACTTTGATATCTTCCTGGGTTCTCTGTGACTCCAGTGTGATCTGCTGTTTTGCATGCTGGTTAGCCTCCAGAACTGTATTGACGATTTGCAGTGATTGCAGGACGTTATTGGTAATGACAGTTGCCGATTTGGCATTTTGTACAGCCTCATCAGCACGTTTCTTTTCGTGCTGATATTTGCTGTAGTAGTGGTTGGCAGACCAGATGAAAGAACCGATGACAGTAAAGAAGAATGCAGCGATAACCAGCTTATAGCTCAACTTCATTTACCACCCCACCAGCCTCTTTAAACCGGGAAATCAGATCACTGATTTTATGTTCATACTGACCATAACCTGCACCAGGTAACGACGCCCAGATATTGCTGCAACGATCGATAGCCTGACGGATATCACCGCGATCAATCATCGGTAAAGCGCCACGCTCCTTAATCTGCTGCAATGCCACAGCGTCCTGGCTTTTCGGAGAGAAGTCTTTCAGGCCAAGCTGCTTACGATAGGCATCCCACCAACGGGAAAGAAGCTGGTAACGTCCGGCGGCTGTTGATTTGAGTTTTGGGTTTAGCGTGACAAGTTTGCGAGGGTGATCGGAGTAATCAGTGAACAGTTCGCCACCAACAATAACATCATAACCGTGGTTACGTGTCGGTTGTCGCCCGTTATCCGTTCCTTCTGACCATGCCACCATATCCAGGAAAGCTTTACGCTGGGAATTTAGTGCCTGCATAAATTACTCCTTCGAGCTACCAAATTTGTTACCGATTACTCGCATTGCAGCCCCACGAATAGCATCGACACCGATCAGCCCCACGCCACCACCAATGGCAACAGAAAGCGATTTAGGCCATCCGACATATTCAAGAGCGGATGCAAAGGTCAGCGTCAGAGCGCCACAGAGCAAAATCTCGAGCGTTTTTCGCTTCCAGCCACCACCACCGCCAAAATAGGCGATGCGCAAACCAGCCATAACGATCGACATAATCACTGCACCCAGCGGTGTGTCTCCACGCCACCAGCTCTGAAACAACTCCAGCCAGTCCGGCCAGGTATTTGGGTTATGAGGCATTTCGTCATCTCTCACCTCGCGATATTTGCGGGTGCTGTGTTGGAAATAAAAAGGCCACGCAACGTGGCCACCAGAATTATTTCCCCACCAGTTCACTTACCTCTTTCACCGTCTGATTAAACCGCTCTGACTCAAGTTCAACACCTAACGCCCGACGCCCCAGCGCCATTGCTGCTTTTATTGTGGAACCGGATCCCATAAAGAAATCAGCAACCAGATCACCAGGTCGACTACTGGCATTGATTATTTGCCGGAGCATATCCGTCGGTTTCTCGCACGGATGTTTACCCGGATAGAACTGAACGGGCTTATGCGTCCAGACATCGGTATAAGGCACGGAGACTGATACGGAGAAATAGCGCCGGAGTGATTTAAACTCATCCAGCAATTCAGAATATTTGCGATTCAGTGAATCATAAGATGCCACCAGCTGGTGGTGTGGTTGTTCCAGTTGCTGTTCCTGAAACTTCTCTGCCGCTATACGGGAAAACAGTGCCTGTAACTTCCGGTAGTCAGCCTCATTCGGCAACTGCCACTGACTGGCACCAAACCAGTGGGAAACCATATTTTTCTTACCTGTGGCTTCGGCAATTTGTTTTGCCGTTATACCCAGTTCGGCACGAGCATTCCTGAAATACGATATCAGCGGTGCCATTATGTGCTGTTTGAGTTCCCTTTCTTTTGCCGCATAGCCGTCACTTTTGCCACGATATGGCCCATGGTAATGTTCAGCAAACAGAACGCGCTCTGTGGCAGGAAAATATGCACGCAGACTTTCTTTATTACACCCATTCCAACGTCCGGACGGCTTCGCCCAGATGATATGGTTAAGCACGTTGAAACGTTCACGCATCATGATCTCAATATCAGATGCCAGGCGATGTCCACAGAACAGGTAAAGGCTTCCGGCAGGTTTCAACACCCGCCAGAACTGGGCCAGACAGTGATCCAGCCACTTAAGGTAATCTTCGTCCCCTTTCCACTGATTGTCCCAACCGTTGGGTTTCACCTTGAAGTACGGCGGATCGGTAACAATCAGGTCAATGGAATCATCAGGCAGGGACTGAATAAAATGCAGGCAATCAGCGTTGATTAAATCAACACTGTTTATTTTTACAGTATTTTTCATGGATCAGTAAGCGTAACTCTGGTAGGCTCACTCTGCTTTTGCGCTAAAGCAGTGGGCCGTGGTTCGCTTGTGACCAGTAAGCATGAGCGAATGGCTGGCAGGTGCTACCAACACCCACCAGCCGCCCATTTTCACAAATTAAAAGTCCTTCATTGCTGAAGGCGTCTGTAACAGCCGAACTGGTAATCTGCCAGCCCCGCCATAACCAACTGGGTCAGTATTAACTGACAGCGTTCGCGTGAAAGATATGTGTTTTGTGCAATCTCCCCGACTGTTGCCGGTTCGATGCTTAATTCATTAAAAACAACTTTCGCCGTTTCTGTCATATCTTGCTGTTTTAGCATGCCTTTTTCCTTCTGGTTAACATGACATACCAATAACTCTTGTCTAAAAAGCCAGCAAGATAAAAAGTCAGTATTCACGACCACCAGCGTGTTTACCGTACTGCCAACATCAAGGCACAAAAAAACCCGCTCAGCGGCGGGTTCTTAAATCTTATCAACGGTAGACATACAAAGCCCATCGTTGGAAAAATCTTATCCATATTTTTTGAAAAATGCAAGCATTATGTCGCCATCTTCGGCGAAAATCATTTATCTCGTCACTTTTCTTAATTGCGCCTCAGCATATGCTTCTTCCTGCCAGCACTTTGTAACCAGTTTATCAATGACATCTGCATATCCTTTGTACCACTGATAATCTGTCAGGTCTGGTACCAGCTTCTGGACATGATGCCGCGCTAGTGTGGTTGGTAAACGGCTAAACCGGTTTCCATTGCAACGCCCACAAATCTTATAAACAGGTGTGCCATGAAGCCGGGTCCTTTTTTCATCCAGGACAATACCTTTACCCTTACACCCTCTGCACGCTGTGCTGACTTCTCCCTTACCATGACAATGCTGACATAGTTCCTTCACCCACTCTTCCTTGATAACAGATTCCCCGCTTCTGGAGTGTTTCACCACTTCGCGCAATACATTATGAAATCCAGTACCAGCACAATGCTCACAGCGAGCCTTACTTGCCGCAGACCTGGAATAATCAGCAAAGGCAAAATTCACAAGGTAAGGGATGATCTGTAACCGGGTTTCTTCACTCAATTTGTTCAATGTCGGGTTATCCAGTGCCATCGCGTAATTGAGCAGACCTTCAATCGCAAATTGAGGATCCTGAACACCAACTTTTGCCAGGAATAAGGCAAACCCAAGCGGTGCTTTCGACTGCACCATCCCCTGCGCAGCCATCACATCCGTAATCGTTAAACCACCTGAGCCTGTCGCCGGTGCGTCATCGCTCAATTTTGGAGATTTTGGGGAGTAATATTTTGGTAAGGCTTCAAGGTTCATGCTCGTTCTCCACTTACGCCAATACGCCAATTGCCAGCGCACGATCGATAAAACGAAATATCAGCTCCAGCTGAGAGCCATACTTTTCTTCAAATGCCACGGTATCCGCATGCAGCTCGTCGTGATGCTTTCTGCACAAAGGCAACACAAAGAGGTCATGCGCTTTTGTACCCATTCCACCCTGACCGTGGCCTATCAGGTGGTGGGGATCATCAGCAGGCTTTCCACAACATGCACACGGCTGTGTCTTAACCCAGCGCGTGTACTTTTCATTAACCCAGCGGCGGCGTTTTGGGCGTAACATAAAAGACTCCGGCGACTCCGGATCCACTTTCAGCGCCAGCACCTTTTTCGCTTTATCCTGGATGATGCTGGTGGCAGGAACCGAAGGCACAAGGTCACTTTCCCGGGTGACAGACGGCACAACAGGTTTCGGTAATCTCAGCGCCTTACGGGCTGCGCTTTCAGGTAAGGCATCCGCAAGGTCATTACGAATCAGCCACCAGCACAGTTCCGGCATTGTCACGGCATGGTTATCATCAAAACCGAGATCCCGACGGACTACAGACAACACCCAGCGGGCACAGTTATCCGTTGCCATTGATTCCAGCCGTTCCGTGAACTGATCGCGCAGCTGGTTATCGCAGTGCCAGCACAGACGGATTGCGCCCGGAGCGTGTCGCATTGTGGTCATGTTCTCGCTGTGCCAGTCGGAATGAGGCCACTGGCAGCCTTTTTCACGAAGTAACCAGCTTTCAAGACATTCCACGCCACCAGCACGACGGATCACTGCCTCATTGCGGAACACGGCCCGAACGGCAGGATCATCCGCCAGCGGTTGTGATGCCGCCGGAACGGCACCACTGGCGAAAGATGAATAACGTTCTGGCTCAGGCTCCAGCAGGACACGCCCCTGCATAAACAGGGGCATCAGCTCTGAACCTGGCCTGAACAATACGATCCCCATACGCGGGGCAATTTCAGGGGTCAGTAGTGCTCTCACGGTCACCTCAATGAACGGTATCGAGCAGCTTTAACAGCTCAGGGAATCGGGATTCGAAGAAATGCGGCTGCGTCTCGCGCGGATTTGCGGGACTGGTGATGTTCTTGCCGAACATGCAGCCTTTCGCCGTCAGCGACCAGAATTTTTTGATGTTGTTAATCCCGGTACGGCTGTATCGTTCGCGCTGCTCGACGATCCCCAGCTTCACCATCTGGTGATATGCCTGATTAGCCGTCAGGCGGATACCATACTGTTTCAGCAGTGCACTCAGTGACAGTGTCGGGCGACTTGAGCCATCGTGTGCATCAGCAGGAGCATCAATGGCATAGCGCGGTGCCAGATTCGGTAAGCCAACAGCCTCCTGGAGTTTCTGACAGGCACCAAGCACTGAAGAGTTAGACAGGTTTAACTCCCGACGCATAAAGTCCAGCAGAATCACACCAGCCTGCATCTTGTCAGCAGCCTGTCCGGATAATTTTTCCGGTGCGCTGGTTACCATATCGAAAGTACGGATCACCTTCAGATGGAATGACGGGCTGATCCACATTGCATAGGCATACACCAGTTCCTTGCAGACATACGTTCCCCGTTCATTTCCCCCATGAATCACACTCACCGGGTCAACACCCAAATTCTGGGTGTTGGTCAATTCATGAACAAGCTCAACAGTCTGTTGGCTGGAAAGAAACTTTCCTGGCTCCTTGGTTCTGGCATTTGCACCAGATGCTACTGCTGCGCGATGCAGATCGTTCAGGCTGTAACGCCCATAAGCATCACGACGAACTTCAATACCATCAATGACCATCAGATTATTCATACTTCGTTTCTCCTCTTGATCAGGCGGCTGCACCCGCCGTTTTCTCGTACTTACTGATAGTGATCTCGACCTTCCCTTCCGGGATAACCGGTCCCCACTCCACCAGCATTCTTTTCACCTGACTGTCGTCTTCCCACACCCCCGCGTGGGTCAGGGCGTCAAACAGCGCCTTGTTATAGTTGTCCAGATCGCGGATCCGGTTATCCGGAGGAAATAACACGATCTCCACTGAAGCAGGTGCCGACGTTGGTTTCGGCAGACGACGTAACTGCTCAACTATTGCTGCACACGCCGCGCTCTGGAATTTGCGCCCCGCCGCGCTTATCAGGCTCTTACCAGAAAATGCCCCTTTGTTGGGGTGTCGCCAGTACGTGTTCACGCTGGGCGGGAAAGGCAGGATTAGCTTCATACTTTCAGGCCTCTCTCATGTAACCAGTGGGCTGCACGCAACCTGGCGTTCTCCTCACCGGAAAGCAGTGCGCGGATGATACCGACCGCCTCGCTGTCGTCGTCCTTCACCGCGGTATGAAGCGTGATCCCCCGGGCCACGCCACGCTTTATCGTGATGACGCCTTTTTTCTCCAGTGCGCGAAGATGCTCCACCGCTGCATTCACTGAACGGTATCCCAGCATGGTTGCCACCTCCTGATTGGTTGGCGGGAAGCCACGTTCTTTCTGGTAAGAAATCAGCATATCCAGCACCTGCTGCTGGCATTGAGTTAACGTCGTCATGCCGCCATCTCCCTGACCAGTTTTTCCGCCTGCTGGCGAACCTGCGCCAGAAACGCCTCACCACATGCCTCAAGTTCATCGCGCCCGATGTAGCTGATTGCCGGTCCCTTCCAGGTCTTGTCAAAAACAGCAATAGCACCAGCGAAAAAAGCTCCTGTCGGCACCTGCTTCTCGTCCTTCGGGATAAACCAGGCAGGCAGTTCAAAACCAATACGCCCGCGAATAAAAGCAATATGGTCCGCATCTTCCGGCCACCACACTTCGCTGGTGGCAGCTTTGATCAGGAAAACATAGCGCCCGCCCTTATCACGCATGGCACTGGCATGTTTCATGATGTAACGCATGTCGGTGATGTATTGCCCTTCATGCTGACTGGCGCGGCTGTATGGAGGATTACCAAAGGCAGCACCTTTAAGCTCCGCAAGGCGTTCTGACCAGTCATGCGCCAGCGCGTTGTCTTCCGCCGTGTAATACGCGGCACATTTGGCGTTATCACCGTCAGTGAACAGATCCAGAACAAACGGGCCAAACAGGGTGTTAATTCCCCAGAAAATGTTGTCCGGCGTGCGCCACTGATCACCCACTTCCTTCAGTTCATGGGCTGGTTTGTTCCGCAGTTCCACCAGCTCCTGGCAATATTTATTACTCATTAAGCCCCCACGTAATTCCCTGACAGATACCACTCATCACCCGATACAGCTCGCTTGCTGCTTTTCCGTAAGCACTGCTCACGACGCGCCAGAAAATTGTTTCGTTCTGGCTGGGAGTGGCTTTCTCGGAATGCCGCCATCCACACCGTTGCAGCACGACGGTATAACCCCCTGGACTCCAGCTCTTCAGCCTGGCGGGTCAGGCACAAAATCACCCGGGGATCGTTAGTGCCGACATAGAAATTGCGCACAGGTTTGGTTTCACGAACTGGTTGTGGTTCCGGCTCCTGCGCTCTCTCAGTCAGGCGTGGGAAATGTCTGCGTGTATCTCCTTCACAACGGTGAGCCACACGCCCACTCTGACGTAACTTGCTTGCTGACTGCAGAACGCGCTGCCGTGAGTAACCTGCAAAAGCATCCGCAATGTCTCCGGAAGTACACCCCGGATGGGCTTCAATGAATTTCTGAACTTCATTCAAAAGACTCATGATCACCCCCTGAATCCTGCCGGGATCTGGCTGTAGTCCACGTTGTCGTAACTGGCTTTGAAGTACGGGTCCTCACGTCTGGCTGCAGATACCGCAGGAACTTCCCAGGATTCTTCGAAATGACGATCCGGACCAAAGAACGTGACAGCCTGTTTCACAAATTGTGTGCCGCTGTTACCCATCGCAGATACCCAGCCCGCGTAGCGTTTCACACCTTCCAGCATGGTTTCGGGGTTTACTCCCTCATTCAAACGGGCTTTCCAGGCTTTGAAGGCTGCAGATTTTGAATTGCCACCAGCACGTTTGGGATATGCCAGCCATGCCTGCTCAAACTCCGGAGAGTATTCCGGTCGGTTTGAACGAACTCGCACGGACTCATCAACTGATGCACCAACAGCTATTGGTTCATTGACTGGTTCTTTGACTGGTTCAAAAGAGTGACTGGTTCTGGGTGAATCTCCTGCACTACCCCCTGGTGCAACTCCTGCACTACCTAGTGAATTTGCTGCACCAGATAGTGAATTATTTGCACTACCCCCTAGTGAATCTCCTGCACCATCCAGATGAAGGAGATAGATATTACTTGAGTTACCTTTTTCACCTTTCCGGGTGACTTTTTTTACCAGCCCGGACTCACAAAGGGCCGCAATATGATTCATCACAGAACGTTTGCTAATCTCGCACTGGTCAGCAATATGCTGGTAGCTGGGCCAGCACTCACCCTGATCGCTGGCATTATCAGCCAGCTTGATCAGAACCAGTTTTCGCAATGGATTACCCACTCGAATTTTCATCGCTTTAACCATCAGCTCCATACTCATGCTGCACCTCCGAGATGCTTCATGTTTTTTCCGGAGCAAAAGGCTATAAGCGGCATACTGATGCGGTAATTACGGCCCAGCGGTTCACAAATCACCTTCTGACATTCACGGTCAACCAGGCTAACACGTAGAACATGCCCTGCAGGCGTGGTGTACCACTGCCCAACTGTAGGAATTGATGTTTTTTTACGCTGAAGCAAACGGCAAATATTGAGGATCAACGGATTAAGCATGACGATGCCCTCCGCTGATATTCAGGAGACGGTGAATATGAAAATTAGCCTTATCCGCCAGACGAATACGTTCAGCCTGCAAGTTAAGAAGGGTTTCTACCAGAACTTGATGCGCCTGCGGATCCGAAAGAGTTACCTTGCGCAGAGCACGTAGTGCAGTTGTTACATAACTGAGTTTATGTAAGTCTTCATCATTCAGACGAGAGAGGGCTGGGACAGTAGCCATGATGGCAGCCTCCGTATGCAATGGATAACTTCCACCACCGGAAACGCCAATTTCGCTGGTGGTGAACTGAGCAGGGTTGGCGTAACCGGCGCATACGGAAACCGGCGCACCTTTCGGTGCCCCCACCCAGCCCACCATAATTTGGGTATAGCTGAGTTGTAGCAACAAAAAAGACGCTAACGCGCCAATTGTCGCCGTATGCAATTCCAGGACGCCAATCCCGACACCCGCTTTATAAGGTGCCTGAACAGTGTAACGTCCCGGAATGGCAGAATCAATGTGCTGGTGGTCCTTCACACTCAACAAAATCACGCCTGAATTTCCACAAAGGACTAAAGCACTCATGCGGGTAGTCTTTGCGAAGATAGATAACGCGCTGTGTTTCTGGCTCCCAACGAATAACATGGACATAAAGCCCTCTTCCGTCACGAAACCAGCGGTTAAGTTCCTGCACAACTCGCCCCCCACAGTCAGGTAAAGTTCTCTGTGGTTACTTACAGCCAGGTGATTTGGTAATCTGCATTCATGCCGTAACAACAGGTGTTCAGCGACGCTGACCACCAGCTGTTGCGACAAACGGTTATTTGCCGTTAAACTGTTCATGCGTTAGTTTCTCCACAGACACAAAACGCCACGACGCCCGGAGCTGCACACTCGCGGGCGTCACTCTTTTCTGGAGCGCAAAAGATTTTGTAGACCAGTGCTGCATGCTCCTGGAGCTTCGAAATTGACAGATACAACTCATCATTAATTGCTGTCTGCTCGTGTGGCTCCACTACCCCATCTTCGATTGCCGAACGAATCTGCTTTGAGTAACTCCCGATCTGTTCGATGACTTCCAGCAGGCGCTGGTTTATATCGGCGTTCTCTACTTCCTCAATTTCAGGAAGCGATACAAACACCCCACCAGCAGACTGTGCGACAGCATCCGCAATGTAGTGAGTGCCAGCCGCGCGCTGTAAAATCATTGCCCATCCCAGCGGGAAAATCTGATCGCCATCTGCACGAAGGCGGTTGAATAAAGCGTTCTCTGTTACATCCAGCCACTCAGCAGCTTCAGCGTAACCCCCCGGCAACGCCGCGATAGTTTTTCTGACAGCTTTCACGTACCACTCAGGCTGTTTTTCTACTTTCCAGTGATGCTTACCCACGGTTAGCCTCATCGTTCTGTGGTTAAAAATTGAAGATGTTCTGTTAATCTTTCGGATAGATATCCGGTCTTAAGTCAGATTTCGTAATTGCACCTGACGTGCATTGCTCAAGTTTTTTAGCCAGCACAAAACTGGCTTTTTTATAACCATTGAAAACCAGCCGTAAGTAGCCTGGTGTTGAGCCAACTTTTCCGGCCAACTCGCCCTGCTGTTCTTTGGTTAAAGAGTCCCAATACGCTTTCATACAATATGTACCTCCGATATACATATTACATGATTAGTATGAACCTTCAAGATACTTGTACCTTATCGGTACAAAGGTTTTAATTTCTTTATGAAAACAGTCCATGACATCCGGCGGTCTAACGCCAGAAAACTGAGAGATGGTGTTGGCGGGAATTCTTCCTTTGCCACCATGATTGATCGCGAGCCAACCCAGACCAGCAGGTTTATGGGAGATGGTGCTACTAAAAATATCGGTGACAGCATGGCACGGCACATCGAAAAATGTTTCGACCTGCCTGTCGGATGGCTCGATCAAGAACACCAGACAACGAACATCACAAAAAAACCTGATGTTTCAATCACTAATAAACAAATCACATTAGTCCCTGTCATATCATGGGTACAGGCCGGAGCATGGAAAGAAGTTGGATATTCTGAGGTTGATTTGAGCACAGCAGAAACGTATCCCTGCCCTGTACCCTGTGGGGAAATGACTTATATCTTGCGGGTGATAGGTGATTCAATGATTGATGAGTACCGCCCAGGAGACATGATTTTTGTAGATCCTGAAGTCCCTGCCTGCCACGGTGACGACGTTATTGCATTGATGCACGATACAGGTGAAACCACCTTCAAAAGGTTGATAGAAGATGGGACACAGCGTTATCTCAAAGCGTTAAACCCAAACTGGCCTGAGCCTTACATTAAGATCAACGGTAATTGCTCTATAATTGGTACAGTGATTTTCTCAGGAAAACCAAGAAGATACAAAATCAAAGCCTAATCAATGTTTATGAACCTGCTTCGGCAGGTTTTTTTATACTTGACAATGTACCTTTGAGATACATAATGTACCCAAGCGAAACAACGAACAGGCAGGACGCCCACGAAGTAGCCGCCTGGGGCATATGAAGTCCAGGATGATTCGTTGAGTCATGTTGTGCCACTAGGCACTCATGTTAAAGCAGGTGTATGAAATGAAAGTCCAGATTTTAAACAATAACTGTGAAGTCGTTTGGGCGTAAAACATGACCGCGCGTAGACCAAGGGAGGAAAAATTGGGAATAGTTAGAAATCAAGCAGATATATTGAAAATCAGCTCTGAATTGCTTGGAGTTTTGAAAAGTGAGCTCACCGCACATGGCATCGAGCCCACTGACGAAAATTTAAGTTGGGTTTTGTCGATTATTCAACAATCACTCAAGCCCAGCCTCAGCAAACTTTTTATCGAGTAGTGCTTCGAACTTATCGTAAAGCTTGCTTATGTCGTCTATCGGGTTTTCTGACGTACTGTAATTTTTATCTGATGTCATGGCAGCAGTCTGATATGCAGTGTGTGTCTTAACCGATAGTTGGAATAAATAAAGAATTTTTTCTTCTTTGGTCATAACTATTTCCTTCTTGGCTATATGAAAACACCAAGATACCACCGAGCCTGAAGTGGTGAAAAGACAGGCACATAACAGCTAAGTATTTTCAACCAGAGAGAATCCTTAGCGTTGTGGTGAATGCGGCTCAGCGCACGCGGGTTAAGGTTGAGGCTGACAGTCGACCTTCTGTGGATACCCACCCGCCTGGTGTGCAACCTTCGCCAGGCACCGGGAGGCACCCGGCACCACAACTTTATGCTGTGTGTAGTCCTCGCGGTACCAGTTTGTACACTTGCTTCCGGCTGGTATCGCTCTTTTTACAAAACAGAGAAGAACATCACCGGACGACGGGCTCATAACCCAATCCATCCGGGCGGCAGTCACCGCAGGTGTTCTTCTCTGTTTTGTGGAGAAACCAACCGACCTTGCAGGGTCGATATGATGAGGAGCAGCAAAATGGCTAGCGAACGCAGTACTGATGTGCAGGCATTTATCGGGGAGCTGGACGGCGGCGTATTTGAAACCAAAATCGGCGCAGTTCTCAGTGAAGTCGCTTCCGGTGTGATGAACACGAAAACCAAAGGTAAGGTCTCACTCAACCTGGAAATCGAACCATTTGATGAGAACCGTGTGAAAATCAAACACAAACTCTCATATGTTCGCCCGACTAACCGCGGGAAAATTTCCGAAGAAGACACCACCGAAACGCCGATGTATGTCAATCGCGGTGGTCGCCTGACTATTCTGCAGGAAGACCAGGGACAGTTACTGACTCTTGCCGGTGAACCTGACGGAAAACTCCGCGCAGCAGGTCGTTAATATCGTTTTTAATTAACTGATTATTTATCTCATCACTGAATATCTTTATATAGTGAGGACTTATTATGTCTCAGAACTTAGACGCAACCGCAATTAATCAAATCCATGCCCTTATTTCTGCTCAGGGTGTTAATGAAATTATCAGTAAGATTGGTGCCGATGCTGTGGCATTGCCTGAGAATTTTCGCATTCATGATCTGGAAAAATTTAATTTAAATCGCTTCCGTTTCCGTGGTGCGCTTTCCACTACCAGCATCGATGACTTTACCCGTTATTCTAAAGATCTTGCAGATGAAGGCACCCGCTGCTTTATCGATGCTGATAATATGCGTGCCGTCAGTGTGCTTAACCTGGGTACTATTGATGAACCAGGTCACGCAGATAACACCGCCACACTCAAACTGAAAAAGACAGCACCGTTCTCTGCTCTGTTGTCTGTTAACGGCGAGCGTAACTCCCAGAAGTCACTGGCAGAATGGATTGAAGACTGGGCCGACTATCTTGTGGGCTTTGATGCTAATGGTGACGCTATTCAGGCAACAAAAGCGGCTGCGGCTGTCCGTAAAATCACGATTGAAGCAAACCAGACCGCTGATTTTGAAGATAATGACTTCAGCGGCAAACGCTCCCTGATGGAGTCTGTCGAAGCGAAGACCAAAGACATTATGCCAGTGGCATTTGAATTTAAATGCGTTCCGTTTGAAGGTCTGAAAGAACGTCCGTTTAAATTACGCCTCAGTATTATCACTGGCGATCGTCCTGTACTGGTTCTGCGCATTATTCAGCTGGAGGCGGTGCAGGAAGAAATGGCTAACGAATTTCGTGATCTGCTTGTTGAGAAATTCAAGGACAGCAAAGTAGAAACCTTTATTGGTACTTTCACCGCCTGATTTCATTACTGCAAATGCCCCTGCGGGGGCATTTATGGAAACGTAATTTACTCAATAATCGCCGGATGGTGAGGGATTCTTTTTACCAGAATTCAGCGCGGTGCAGCGCATATACGTGGAGAACAAAATGTCATTTATTAAAACTTTTTCCGGGAAGCATTTTTATTATGACAGGATAAATAAAGACGACATCGATATTAACGATATCGCGGTTTCCCTTTCAAATATCTGTCGCTTTGCCGGTCATCTTTCGCACTTCTACAGCGTCGCCCAACATGCGGTTCTTTGCAGCCAGTTGGTGCCGCAGGAATTTGCTTTTGAAGCGTTAATGCATGATGCAACAGAAGCGTATTGCCAGGACATTCCCGCACCACTGAAACGCCTTCTTCCTGACTATAAACAAATGGAAGAAAAAATAGACGCCGTAATCCGTGAGAAATACGGGTTACCCCCAGTTATGAGTACGCCCGTGAAATATGCCGATCTCATCATGCTGGCAACCGAACGCCGCGATCTCGGGCTTGATGATGGCTCTTTCTGGCCTGTACTGGAAGGTATCCCGGCAACAGAGATGTTCAACGTGATTCCACTGGCACCGGGCCATGCCTACGGGATGTTTATGGAACGCTTTAACGAGTTATCGGAGTTACGCAAATGCGCATGAATGTTTTCGAAATGGAAGGGTTTCTTCGTGGGAGATGTGTACCGCGAGATCTGAAAGTAAATGAAACAGATGCTGAATACCTGGTGCGTAAATTCGATGCGCTTGAAGCTAAATGTGCAGCACAGGAAAACAAAGTAATACCAGTGTCAACTGAACTGCCACCAGCAAATGAAAGTGTTTTGTTATTCGATGCTAACGGAGAAGGCTGGCTAATTGGCTGGCGTTCTCTCTGGTACACCTGGGGACAAAAAGAAACCGGAGAATGGCAGTGGACATTTCAGGTCGGGGACCTTGAAAACGTCAATATCACTCACTGGGCAGTAATGCCAAAAGCACCGGAGGCTGGAGCATAATGACCACTTTTACCGACAAAGAACTGATTAAAGAAATTAAAGAGCGTATCAGCAGCCTTGACGTGCGAGACGATATTGAGCGCCGTGCTTATGAAATCGCACTCCTATCTCTGGAAGTAGAACCAGATGAACGCGAAGCTTATGAATTATTCATGGAAAAGCGTTTTGGTGACTTAGTAGATCGTCGGAGAGCAAAAAACGGCGATAACGAATACATGGCATGGGATATGACTCTCGGTTGGATCGTCTGGCAGCAACGAGCTGGTATCCATTTCTCAACAATGTCACAGCAAGAGGTGAAATAATGGAGCCATACAGCCTCACACTCGATGAGGCCTGTCATTTTCTCAAGATATCCAGACCGACTGCCATTAACTGGATACGCACAGGGCGTCTTCAGGCAACACGCAAAGATCCCACTAAGAATAAATCTCCTTACCTCACAACACGACAAGCCTGCATTGCGGCTCTTCAGTCTCCGCTGCATACTGTCCAGGTGAGCGCGGGTGATGGCATAACAGAGGAAAGAAAATGTCACTCTTCCGCAGAGGTGAAATATGGTACGCCAGTTTCACATTGCCGAACGGTAAAAGATTTAAACAGTCTCTTGGAACAAAGGACAAAAGGCAGGCGACAGAACTCCATGACAAGCTAAAGGCTGAAGCATGGCGGGTCAGCAAACTTGGTGAAATACCTGATATAACGTTCGAGGAAGCGTGTGTCAGGTGGCTTGAAGAGAAAGCACATAAAAAATCACTGGACGATGACAAAAGCCGGATCGGATTCTGGCTTCAACATTTCGCAGGAATGCAACTAAGAGACATTACTGAATCAAAAATTTATTCAGCAATGCAAAAAATGACGAACCGGCGTCATGAGGAAAACTGGAAACTCAGGGCAGAAGCATGCAGAAAAAAAGGGAAACCTGTTCCAGAATACACGCCAAAACCAGCGTCCGTTGCAACGAAGGCTACGCATCTTTCATTTATAAAGGCCCTACTAAGAGCCGCAGAGCGTGAATGGAAAATGCTGGATAAGGCACCAATTATTAAAGTGCCTCAACCAAAGAATAAACGGATCCGCTGGCTGGAGCCCCATGAAGCACAAAGGCTGATTGATGAATGTCCGGAGCCATTAAAGTCTGTTGTTGAATTTGCACTGGCAACAGGCTTAAGACGCTCGAACATCATCAACCTTGAATGGCAACAAATAGATATGCAGCGCCGGGTGGCATGGATAAACCCGGAAGAGAGTAAATCAAACCGCGCAATTGGCGTTGCGCTGAATGATACTGCATGTCGCGTATTGAAAAAACAAATCGGGAATCATCACCGTTGGGTATTTGTGTACAAGGAAAGCTGTACCAAACCAGACGGAACGAAAGCGCCAACAGTAAGGAAGATGCGGTATGACGCAAACACAGCCTGGAAAGCGGCGCTGAGACGGGCTGGTATTGATGATTTCAGATTTCACGACTTGAGACACACCTGGGCAAGTTGGCTGGTTCAAGCCGGAGTCCCGTTGTCAGTGTTACAGGAAATGGGAGGCTGGGAGTCTATCGAAATGGTTCGTCGATATGCTCACCTTGCACCTAATCACCTTACCGAACACGCACGGCAAATAGACTCGATCCTGAACCCATCGGTCCCAAATTTGTCCCAGTCAAAAAATAAGGAAGGTACTAATGATGTGTAA